GGTGCATTTACTGTTGAGATGTGGGTAAATATAAGTGGATCCAGTGGAACAGTAGCTAATTATTCAAATGGGCAATCATCCAATTCAAATTTTTCATGGGAGTTATATCAAGTTAGTTCAACTACTATACAATTTTCAGTGTTAGAAGGTGCCACACAGTACTCATCCTCATCAGCTTCATTTTCATTAAACAAATGGAATCATATTGCTTGTGTTAGAAATGGTAATACACTAACTATTTATGTAAATGGAGTAGCCGGCGGAACTACTGCAAATTTAACCGGAGTTACTGTTACTGAACCAGCAGGATCAACACTTAAATTATGTTCATATGGTAATGGTTCAGATTATGTAACTGGTTATATTTCTAACTTCCGAGTAGTTAAAGGCACTGCGGTATACACAACTACATTTACTCCAAGTACAACACCACTGACTGCCATCTCCGGAACAAGTTTATTAACCTGCCAATCTAATAGATTTATAGATAACAGTACAAACAACTTTACTTTAACAGTTTATGGTAATACATCAATAAGTGCATTTGACCCATTTGTACCAAACACATCTTATAGTACATATGGTAGTGGATACTTTGATGGTACTGGGGATTATTTATTGATTCCATCTTCATCTAATCTTGCTTTTGATACAGGTGATTTCTGTGTTGAGATGTGGTATTATCAACCAACAATTGCATTGGCAGCGTTAATTAGTAATAGTGTTCAAAGTGGATCTGCCCCTTTATATGGAGACGCTCAATTTGAAATACAAATATCAGCATCTACATATTACCCAACAGTATATGGATGGAGCACAGCATTTCTTACATCAAGTGTAGCATCACCTGCAGGTAGATGGAATCACATAGCTGTTTGTAGGAACGGGACAACCGCATCTATGTTCTTAAATGGTGTTAGAGTGGCGACTGCGACAGTAACTAATAATTTTTCAAGTACGAACTCTTTTAATATAGGTCGTCAAGCTACTAATAGCGGATACTTAATAGGATATATTTCAAACCTAAGAATATCCAAGGGATCTTCAATATATGATCCAACCTCATCTTCTATTACAATTCCTACTGCACCATTAACCGCTATAGCAAATACAAGTTTATTAACCTTACAAAACAATCAATCAGTAAACAATAGTACTTTCTTAGATAACAGTACAAACAACTTTTTAGTTACACGTGCTGGTAATGCTACTCAAGGTACATTCTCACCTTACGGCGGTAACTGGAGTAACTACTTTGATGGCGCCGGTGATAATTTAAGCATATCAACTAGTACTGCATTCGGGTATGGCACCGGTGATTTTACTATCGAATTTTGGACCCTGTGGGGAGGCACACTTAACTCATTGAATGGCGGCACTTTTATAGAACATAGGTCTGCTGTTTTAGCCGAGGCAACGGTTATCTACTTATCTACTTCGGGTGTAATTATTTTTTATGATGGTCCTGCAAACGTAGAAGTTAATTCTGGAATTACTATAACACAACAATGGACACATATTGCTCTTACTAGAGCAAGCGGAGTATGGAGATTGTTTGTTAATGGATCACTTGCCGGGTCGAGAACTAGCAGTTCGGATCTAGGAAGCACTAAGCCCTGTCTAATAGGTCAGGCGCAAAATGGTACAACTACTAGTTATAACGGATATATTTCGAATGTCAGAATAGTTAAAGGTACAGCATTGTACACAGCTAACTTTACACCGAGCACAACACCACTAACAGCAATATCCGGTACTTCTTTATTAACCTGCCAATCTAATCGTATAGTAGATAATAGTATAAACAACTTTACTATTACAAAAGGTGGTGATACAAGTGTACAACGATTTAGTCCATTCAATCCATCATCAGTAACCCCAACAAGTTATAGTGGTTATTTTGATGGTACTGGAGATTATCTGACTGTTCCTTCAAATTCAGCATTTGCATTTGGAACTGGCGACTTTACGATTGAATGTTGGGTAAACACACCTTTGGTTCATGCTTACAATGATGTGATCATTGAATTGCGCTCAACTGAATCAACAAGTACCGGTTTTGTTTTTAACATGAACCCAACTGGTATAGGGTATCAGTTAAATTTCTACACCGATGGTGGGTTTAATTTAGGCTCAACTGTTCTTAACTACAATGTTTGGAATCATTGTGCGGTTACTAGAAGTGGAACAACAGTCAGATTATTTTCAAATGGCGTATTAAATGGGACATTTACAAAAGCTAACAACTTTTCTGACACACCAGTTCCCCATATAGGTGTTTCGCCTTTGTATAGCCCATCTGATGTTATTGGTTATTTTTCTAATTTGCGAGTTATTAAAGGCACTGCACTGTATACTACTACATTTACACCAAGCACAACACCATTGACTACTACAAGTCAAGGTGCTACCGCAAGCCAAGTATCACTATTAACATTACAATCACCAACATTTATTGATAACAGTACAAACAACTTTACGATTACTGCATTTGGTAATAGTCAACCAAGACAACAAAACCCATTCGGTTATACAAGTACAACTACTAATGGCTATACACCAAGTACAATAGGTGGTAGTGGTTATTTTGATGGTACGGGAGATTATTTAAGTTATACTGGATCTTTGTCTCTTACTGGAGCATTTACAGTACAAGGCTGGTTCTACAATACAAGCACATCCGGTGCCCAACAAACATTGTTTAGTTTTAACTCAACAAGTGGATCATACGCTTCGATACGTGCAGATTGTGACAATGGCAATACACAATACAAGTTTGCCGTTAATTGTAGTACTGGTGCTACAAGTTGGAACTTAGATCTTTCAACTAACAATGCATTTGTTAAAAATATTTGGAACCATTTTGCTGTTACACGTGATTCTGCTAATCTAGTTAGAGTATTCATAAATGGTGTGCAAATTGCTAGTGGAACACAAGCTGGCACATTATATAATACATCTACTACTCATGCTATTGGTTGTAATGGTTTACCTGGTGCAGCAACAAATCCGTTTATAGGATATATAAGCGATTTGCAGTTAATTAATGGCACAGCACTATACACAAGTAACTTTGTACCACCCTCTGCTCCACTAACCGCAGTACAAAATACAGTATTACTAACTAATATGACAAGTGCTGGTATATATGACGCATCAATGATGAATAACATGGAAACTGTAGGTGGTGCTAAACTAAGTACAGCAGTAACTAAGTTTGGTGGAAGTAGTGTAGATTTAACTAGCGGTGCTACACTAACACTTAAACCTAACTTATATTTTGCAAATAATACTGATTTTACTATTGAGGGTTGGATCAACATAACTAGTTTTGGTACTAATAATATGTTAATGGGCTGGAACACTGCAAATTTTGATTATGTTCTTATTAGTTCAGCCGGCATTGGCCTAAATCAACAAAATACTTATACAGCAAACTGGTCTGTTAGTTTATCATCTGGCACTTGGTTTCACTTAGCAATCACACGAAGTAGTGGCGTTTGCAGATGTTTTGTTAATGGAATTAAACGAGGCTCTGATATTACTAATACAAATAATTTAGGAGGGAATGTAGCAACTCAAATTGGTAATTGGTATACAAGCCCTTCATATCCATTTAATGGTTATCTTGATGATTTCCGTATTACTATGGGTTATGCACGTTACACTTCCAACTTCACGCCGCCAACATCAGCTTTACAAATAAAATGACAACTAAAGTAAATACACCCAATTTAAATGCCACGTTCCTCGGAACACTGGTAAAAATTAATGACACTCAAACAGTCAATAACAAAACGTTTAACTCACCAACACTTGTAACTCCAGCACTAGGTACTCCAACATCTGGTGATTTCAGTGCAGGTACATTTACTTGGCCATTGTTTTACCAAGATATCAAAGCAAATGCGGCCTTTGATAAAGCAAACTCAACATTTGACCATGCGACTAGTTCATACAATGCAGCTAATACTGCAGACCAAAAGGCCGTGTCTGCTGGTTCTTATGCTAACTCAGCATATGCTTTAGCGAACACTGCAAGTCAAAGTGGATCATCTTCTGGTACATATGCCAACTCAGCCTATGCCGCAGCCAACACTGCTGACCAACGAGCTGTAACGAGTGGTGTATACGCTAATGCGGCTTTCTCTCAAGCGAATACGGCCACAACAAATGCGGCTACTGCTGACCAACATGCAATCACATCTGGTGATTACGCCAACTCAGCATACACTTCGGCCAATTCAGCATCTTCTTATGCTAATGGTGCTTTCTTGGCAGCCAATACTGCTGACCAACGAGCAGTAACATCTGGTGACTATGCCAATGGTTCTTATCTCGTTGCTAATTCCGCATCAAGTTATGCCAACGGTGCATTTGCTGTTGCTAACACTGGTGCAACTAATGCACTATCTGCTGGTTCTTATGCCAATGGTGCATTTACGACTGCCAACACCAAGTTTAACTCCACTGGCGGTACAATCTCCGGTGATGTTGTTGTTACTGGTAACCTAACTGTATCTGGAAATGTAACATCCATATCAGCAACAAACTTAAGCATCGAAGATAATATGATTTATCTGAATGCCAATAATGATGTTTCTAATCCTGATATTGGTCTAGCTGGTAATTATAATGATGGAACATATCACCACACGGGTGTATTCCGTGACGCAACAGACGGCACATGGAAGTTTTATTATAACTACTCTCCAGAACCAGATGCATCACCATATATCGACACAGCACATGCCACATTCAGAATTGCTAATCTAACTGCAAATCTGATTACTGATGTAGTAACAATCCGTGGTTATGATCCGATCAATCATGCTAATGCTTCATATGCTCACGCTAATGCCGCATACACTGCAGCTAATAACTCGGTTGACACATGGGTTCGTGATGCCGCTAACTCAGCATCATCATATGCCAACTCCGCATACACTACATCAAACACGGCCGCAACAAATGCACTGTCTGCTGGTTCGTATGCTAATGGTGCTTTCTCGGCTGCTAATACTGCTGACCAAAAGGCAGTATCTGCTGGTTCTTATGCTAACTCAGCATATGCCGCTACTAATACTGCGGCAACTAGTGCATCCACTGCTGACCAGAGAGCAGTCACATCTGGTGCATATGCTAATGCAGCTTACACTCAAGCAAATACTGCCGTCACAAATGCTGCTTCTGCGTCATCATATGCAAACTCAGCATATACGACTGCAAATGCCGCAGTAACATTAACTGGCACACAAACATTAACAAATAAACTTTTATCTGATAGTACAACTTCATTCATTGATGAAGCAGATGCAAGTAAGAGGATGCAATTCGAGTTATCTTCTGTGTCTTCTGGTGCAACTAGAATTTTAACTGTACCAAATTATAATGGCCAAATTGTAACGTTAAACGGCACTGAAACATTGGGTTCTAAAACATTAACAACTCCAATTATTAATGGTCCTTTAGTTGCATCACCAAAAGAAAAATTTATCACCGGTAATGCTCCATCATCAACATTAAATTTATATATTGGTGATAATACGATTCATTATTACACAAGTAATGCCACAAATAATTTTACATTAAACATTGCAGCATATAATGATGTGTCTTTGAATACTTGGTTGGCGACTGGTTCTTCAGTTACTTTTGTGTTGATGGTAACAAATGGATCAACTGCCTATTATCCAAATGTATTTCAGATTGATGGTGTCACCTTGACACCTAAATATCCGAATGGTATTGCTATCACTGCAGGCAATGCAAGTGCTATTGATATGTACAACTTTACAATTTTTAAAACAGCTACGAGCACATACACAACAATTATGTCTCAAACTAAGTTAGCTTAAGGATTATATTATGCCGTTAAGAACGATGTTGACCAGTTTTGGTTTACATTATAGTGGACCAACCACACCATTAAACACTGTTGCGCCTGCAATTACAGGAACTGCAACTTCTGGATCCACATTAACTTGTAGTACTGGTACTTGGTTAGGTGTGCAACCAATAACTTTTGCATATCAATGGTATAGAGATTCTGTATTGATGGCTGGTGAAACTAACAACACCTATACAATAATTTCAACTGATATTGGTTTCTCTTTTGTTTGTACAGTTACTGCAACAAATTCTTTAGGTTCTACTAATGCAGATTCAAATTCAATTTTGATAAATGCAACTATTCCGGCCGGCACAATTATTATGTATGATGGTGCTGATCCTAGTATATCTGGATGGACATTATATTCAAACACAACTAATCGATACATCAGAGGCACAGGAACGCAAGGAAATATAAACACGACTTATGCTAACACAGGTAATGTTTCTGGCACAATTGCGTTTGGTCCAGGTGGCGGCCATGGATCTATTTCTGGCACATTTAAAACTTCTTGGATAGCTTATCCTGGTACTTTCGGTTCAAGTCAAGCATTAACATCGGGTACAGCTGGCGCTCATGTTCATACATCCACAATTTCAAATAAACCTGTTACTAATGCTCTACCTTGGACATCCGATTTTACTTTTTTAGTTGCTTCAACCGATCAAACAGTTTTTCCAGCAAACACAATACACATGAGGGCCACTGCAGTTTCTGGTTGGACTCAAAAACTTGCCACAAATCCAGGTTCACCAACATTCAACACCGTTCGTAATATTCGTGGATCTCCAGGTGCTACAACACCTACTGAAACCTCTTTGACTACTGCACCAATATCAGGACCTATAATTACGTCTTTTGATGGATCACATGACCACTTTGTTGCTGATACTGCATATCGCAATCCAGCAACAGGCACCAGTTTAGGTGGTTCAAGTTATCTGCCTCCATCACCATCGTTTGTTGGGAGTAATCCTGCACCTTCACCGGACGGTCAATCACACGCACACACTGTTACGTCAACATATTATTTAAAATCTTTACAATCTAAAGCAATGAAACTTTGGGTTGCAGCTGCACAGACCGGAGTTCTAAGTAATACTATGTGTTTATATTCTGGCACCTTAAGTTCTTTGCCTTCTTATTGGAAAATTTGTGATGGGTTTGATGGAACACCAAATATGAGTGGTTTTTATTTGTCACACTCATCATCATCTGGAACATCTCACGGTGCAACGATTAGTAGAAGTTCTGAGATGCAAGCTACGGCTGCACCAGTTTCTTGGACACACCACCATGGATATGGAACAGCAAGTGTTTCAAGTGGTGGTTATGCAACTAAAGATTATTGGCACACCTCTGGTTCATCAACACATGGTCACTCTTACGCATCAACGCCATCCATAACTGATAATTATAATCCAGAAACAGTCGAGTTGGCATTCATTCAATATACACCTGGATCAGGTTCTCTATCTACTTATTCAATTACTCCTTCTGCTAATAGTGTTGTCGAGGGAAATACAATGTCGTTTACAGTATCTACGACAAATGTTGTTGATGGAAGCAGTTTGTCGTGGGTAATAAATGATATTACTGCCAACGGAACGTCCGATTTGGGTACAACTGGTGGAACTGTTACAATTAATTCTGGAACAGCAACAATTAATGTGTCGCCTACTTTTGATGGAAGTACTGAAGGAGATGAAACATTTAGTGTTTCATTAGTCCGATCAGGTTCAACTGTAGCTACAAGTGCAGTCGTTACAATTGTTGATAATACAAGTTTGGCATTCACATCAACATCTAGGGTTGCAGCTAGTGCTGCACTTGGTACCAGAACAGATTTTACTCTTGGAACTCTAACACCAAGTAGTTACGATGATGGTTTTGCCGGTCCATATACAAGTGTTATGCCAGTTGGAACATCTTGGTTTATGAATAACACTGCATATAATTCATACTATGTCAGTTCGAATGGACAATTACTTTTTGGTTCTGGATCTGCCTCAACCACACTGCAGGCTTTGTCTATTGGTGCTTGTCCAGGTGACCAATATTGGGGTAGAAATGGAACAAATAATGGAACTAGCGCACCAGCCGGCATGGCTTATAAATTTGGAACAACATCATCTGGATATTATTTCTTCTCCGTAAACTTACAGGGTTGGAAGTACAATACCAGTTACGCTGATAGAACTTGGCAAGTAAATTGTTTCTGGAATGCAGCTAATTCTATACAATACATTGAAATTCTATACGGTCCACAGTTCTTTCAAGATTACACCGGTACAGCTGGTGTACATGGTGGTTCAGCGGTCACATATTCTGGTTCAACTTACGCATTACCCAACAAGAGCATGGCATTTAGTAGTATAGACAAAGGTATTAATTGGACATTGCATGGCCAAGGTTCTTGGAATGGAGTTGGAACATTTTAACAATTGATGGAAATAAATTATGAAAAAACTGAATGAATTAAATGATTATATTAAAGTGTACAAAGGTGGTATATCAAATGAATTGTGTGATAGAATACTGAATGAATATAAAAATTGTGATGGTTGGGAAGAAGCCAGAATAGGTGGACATATTGTAGATAAATCTATACGTAATGTTAGAAACATCAACATATCACATTCGGAAATTATACAACACAACCACGATACTAGAAGGCAGTTAGATTCCGATTTATATGAAGTGGTCGCAAAACTTTTGGCAAATTATACCGAGATTGCACCACACACAACAATTGTGAATGATAGCGGATACATATTATTGGAATATTCTGAAGGATGTTTTTACACTCAACACACAGACCATTTTGACAGTAATCCTAGATCCATATCTTGTTCTTTAAATTTGAATGATGATTACACAGGTGGTGAGTTTACATTTTTTGATGATGAATTGTCATATACTTTAGGTAAAGGTGATGTTATAATGTTTCCTTCAAATTTTATGTACCCACATGCTATTAAACCCATTTTAACCGGTACAAGATATTCAATCATAACTTGGTTTAATTAATAATATGAATGATGAATTGATAAAAAACAGTTATATAAAATTACCAAAGTTTATTTCAGCTGAACGTGCCGATGAATTGAGAACTGAATTTACTCAGTTCGCTAAGGTAAACAATCTTTGTGGTGATGGACAAGCGCCAAACTCAGGTGTTTCATATAACTATAAAAGTTTTTTGGAATTGTTGTGTAATAAAACTGCAGAATTGTCTGAAATTGTTGAGAGTCAATTATTACCAACTTACACTTATGCCAGAGTTTACTATGAAAAAAGTGTCTTAGATAGACATGTTGATAGACCAGCCTGCGAGGTGAGTATCACATTGAATTTGGGTGGTGATGAAGAATGGCCTATTTACATTGAAACACCAGAAGGCAAAGAAGTCGAAATGAATTTGGAACCAGGTGATGCAATGTTATATCTCGGATGTGTTGCACCACATTGGAGAAATGAATTTTCTGGCAAAGAATATTGCCAAGCATTCATGCATTATGTACAGAGTGATGGTCCTTTCGCATGGGCTTACTTTGACAAACAAAGATAAACGTAGTACAATAGAGAACTAAAAATATGGCAACTAAAAAATATGACCTTACCGCAATAATGGAAGAGTATGCTGATGATGACTTTGGTTTCACGGCAACTGATGAAGAAGAATACAACTCAGTTATTGCCGAGAAAGATGACACGGTACAAGAGTACAAAGAACGTCTGCAACAGGTAGAGAAACTAATTATGCCGTTTTTAACCAAGTTGTTAAAGACTGCCGATCAACCAATTATCAAGTGGCCTAATCGTAAAGAAACATTAGAGGCACAAATACAGAAAATACTTGCTTTAACCAGAGATTAACTATATAATTGTACTAGGAGATATATTATGAAAAAAGATTTGATTATCGGATGTTCCACCGGATATAAATGGGACACAATTAAGTATTGGGTCAACTCTATCAATCAGTCAGGCTTCACTGGCGATAGAGTTATGATTATGATGAATGCTGACAAAGAGACAGTACAGAAAGTTACTGACACAGGATTCACAGTTATCGGATTCAAACAGGACGAACAAGGCAACCTTGTGTATCAGTCCAACATTATGGTTCACGTTGAGAGATTTCTACACATCTACAATTACTTGTCACAGAATGAGTATCGTTATGTTATTACAACTGACGTTAAAGATGTTATTTTTCAAAGCAATCCATTCAAGCACATTGAGAAACATATGGGTCAACGTCAACTGTTGATGTTCTCCTCTGAAAGTATGTTGTACAAAGATGAACCATGGGGCAACCAAAACCTATTGGAAACTTATGGCCAATACATCTATGATAGATTCAAAGATAATCCAATCTATAACGTTGGTGTTCTTGCTGGTCGTGGTGATGCAATGCGTGATTTGTGTTTGAATATCTTTTCATCTTCACTAAACAAACCAATTCCAATTTGTGACCAATCTACGTTTAACTTCCTGATTTCACAAGAGCCATACAAATCAACTTGTCGTTATACTAAATCTGAAGACGGATGGGCATGTCAACTTGGTACAACTGCAGACCCAAGTAAGATTGACCAGTTCAGACCATTCTTATTGGAACCATCTCCACACATGGAGATAGATAAAGTAGTAACGTCACAGAATAAAGAGTATGTGATTGTTCACCAGTATGATAGAGTGCCTGCATGGCGAAAGATTATTGAAGCAAAATATGGCTAAGATTTTATATGTTGTCCACCGATATGCCCCATATCCCGGTGGTTCTGAAAATTATGTACGTGATATGGCAGAAGAAACAGTCCGTAGAGGACACGATGTAACTGTACTTGCAGGCGAACACAAAGGTGACTTAAACGGTGTCAAAGTAACAAGTGACTTTCAGATTATGGGTTCAGAACTTTTTGATTTGATTGTTGTACATGGCGGTGATGTTGGTGTGCAAGATGTTGCGTTAATGAATGCACAAAGAATTCCATCACCAATGTTGTTCATGTTGATTAAACCATCAGAGAGTGCAGTGTATCAACATGCAATGCAGCACGTGAAGTTTATTGGTTGTTCAACTAAAGAAGATTGGGAATCAGCATTCAAACTTGGCCATCGTGACAAGGCAGTTCGTGTGTCACATGGCATCGATGCAAAGATTTCTTCTGGTACACCTGGATTCCGTGAGAAGTATGGAATCACAACACCATACATGTTCTTGTCGTGTGGTGGATTTTGGCCTAACAAAGCATTTCACGAATTGATTGCCACATTCAATGGTGTTGGTCGTGATGATGTTACACTGGTTTTAACTGGTTATGATAATCGACACAGTATCATGCCACCAAATTCCAAACAGGTTAAAGTAATGATGATTGATGACCGCAATGATGTTATGTCTGCCATTAGAGATGCTGACCTCTACATCATGCACTCACACTCAGAAGGATTTGGATTGGTTCTATTGGAATCAATGTTAAATAGAACAGCATGGGCATCACGTAGTATTGCAGGTGCCAAAGTGCTGAGTGATTTTGGATTCACATATGAGAATGATTCTGCTCTACGTGAGTATATGATTGACTTCAAAGGTGTACCAGAGTCCAAACTTGATGATGCATATGAATACGTGATGAATGCACATTTGATTAAAAACACAGTAAATGATATTTTGAAATTAATATGAAAATAACTTTTGGTATAACAACAGACTATTCTAATCAACCACAAATAAATGAAGTAATCTCCTCTATCAGATCACTACAAATACCTGAATATGAGATTTTGATTATTGGTGGTGAGAAGAAAGAAGATATGGTCGATGTGACACATATCTATTTTGATGAAACTCAACAACCTGGTTGGGTAACACGCAAGAAGAACACCATTGTTCAGGCAGCAAAGTATGACAACATCGTATTGATGCACGACTACTATGTGTTTGATAAAGATTGGTACAAGAACTTTTTGGAGTTTGGTGAAGAATGGGATATCTGTTCTAACAAACAATTACTCATTAATGACAAGAGACACTTTACAGATTGGGTGACATGGGATGATCCAGTATTTCCACGTTACACTGCACTGAGACATGATGATTGGTCACGTACTAACTATATGTACGTATCTGGTGGTTACTTTCTAGTGAAGAAACAAGTTGCACTAGATAATCCATTCAACGAAGAACTCACACACGGCCAAGCCGAAGATGTTGAGTGGTCTCTCCGAGTGCGTAATAGATATGTGATGAAATGTAATGGTAACAGTATTGTGAAACATAATAAGTGGCATAGAGATGCAAAATAAATTAGTAATTTTTGACCTTGATGGTGTATTGATTGAATCACGTGAACTACACTATGAAGCATTGAATGATGCCCTACGTAAAGTAGGTAATGAATTTGTAATTACACGTGAAGAACACTTGAGTTTGTATGATGGTCTAAACACCACAAAGAAACTTGAGATGTTATCTGAGAAGAAAGGTCTTGACCGTAAATATTTCAATCAGATTTGGCAAGATAAACAAGTTGCCACATTCAACCTCATCAGACAATTCCCAAAGAACAATAAACTAAGGCAGATGTTCGCCAAGTTGAGTAGTAATGGAATTAAAATTGCTATCGCAAGTAATTCTATCCGTGAGACAGTTAAGTTGGCACTCTTGTCTATTGGTGTCATGGAGTATGTTGATTACTATGTGTCAAACGAAGATGTAAAACGAACCAAACCATATCCAGAGATGTACTGGCAGTGTATGACAGCACTGAATGTATTACCTAAGAATACAGTTATCATTGAAGACAGTCATATTGGAAGACAAGGCGCACTAGATTCTGGTGGCCATTTGGTTCCAGTTAAAGATTCGCATGACTTGACGATGGAAAAAATTGATGAAGCAATCGACACACTAAACGGTGTTGTCAAAAAAATGATACCATGGAGAGATAAAAAAATGAACGTACTAATTCCTATGGCTGGCGCTGGTAGTAGATTCGCAGCAGCTGGTTATACATTCCCCAAACCATTGATTGAAGTTAATGGTAAACCGATGATTCAAGTGGTTGCCGAAAACTTAAACGTTGATGCACACTTCATCTACATTGTACAAAAAGAACACTATGATAAATACAACCTTAAGCAATTATTAAACTTGATATCACCTGGTTGTGATATTGTACAGGTTAATAGTTTGACAGAAGGCGCAGCGTGTACAACTCTGTTGGCCAAAGAACTTATTAACAACGATGAGCCATTGTTGATGGCGAACTCAGACCAATACGTGGAGTGGAACTCAAATGAATGTCTCTATGCTTTTACTGCTGACGGCGTTGATGGTGGTATTGTCACCTTTAGGGCAACCCATCCAAAGTGGTCATTTGCAAAACTCGGAGATGACGGCTTCGTCACAGAGGTAGCAGAGAAGAATCCAATTTCAGATATCGCAACTGTTGGTATCTATTATTGGAAAAAAGGTTCAGACTATGTTAAGTATGCTGAACAAATGATTGAAAAGAATATTCGTACCAACGGAGAATTCTATGTGTGTCCAGTATTCAATGAAGCAATTGGTGATGGTAAAAAGATTCGTGTGAAAGATGTTCCTAAGATGTGGGGCATTGGAACTCCAGAAGATTTAAACTACTTCTTGGAGCATTACAGATGAAAGTTGCAGTCATATTGACAGGACACCTCCGTTGTTGGAAAGAGGTGTTTCCTAATTTCAAAGAAAAGATTATTGACCGATACAATCCTGATATCTACATTCACACATGGGATGATGAGGCCTATTGGATTCCTGGTGATAAACAAAATAAAACAGGTATCTACGAAGGCGCACCACAAATTGTTGATGATGAAATATTGGATACCTATAAACCAGTACACTATGTTAAAGAGTATTGGGAAGATTTCAATAAACATTTTGAGTCTTGTGGTGAATACTTTACAAACTTTGCACACAGACCAAAGAACATTCTATCGATGTTCTACAAGATGCACCAAGGTTTCTCCTCACTTGAAACACATGTTGCACGACTACAAACATCATACGATTTGGTAATTCGTATGCGTCCTGATATGTTGATACACGATGACTTACCTGATTTTGATCCTAATGTATTCTACACTGTTGCAGCCAGAAATCATTTAGGTCAAGGCACAGGTGATGTAATGCAAGTTGGTAATTTCATCTCTATGATGTTCTTCACCAAGTTGATTACTGTTATTGGTTCTGTGTACAAACAAACCGACCTGTTGTGTCCTCATGTTATGTCAACTCAACACATTAAGAATCTTGGATTCAATTGGCAGGAGATAAATCTAAATAGAACTCTGATGCACACACCAAAAGGACCTTATGTTGAAATGGACAAGTAATACGTTTAAAGATATCTTAGAATTAAAAGATGGACCAGTAACCTACTCTGATAGTGGCAGAGGTAATATTAAGATGAGCAATCATCCTTATCCTTACTCTATCAAAGAAGAAGAATTTAACTTTCTAAGAAATCTAATCGTAGAACACAATCTGCAACGTGGTTACGAATGTGCTACTGCATTTGGTATTAGTTCTACTGCACTAGGTTTAGGTTTCAAAGAGACTGGTGGTAAGATTGTAACGATGGATGCCTACATTGAAGAATCAAAAGGTAATCCAGGTCACTACAGAGATATGCAACGTGAAGTGTATGACAAGGCCGATGGTTACAAATCAGTTAAGTATTTGATTGAACAATTTGGCTTAGAGAACACACTCTTTCCAGAGATTGGTTGGAGTCCTGATGACACAGAGACTTGTATTCGTAGACACTTCTCTGAACCATTAGACTTTGTATTCATTGACGCAGGACATTTCCCTGAGCAAATGATTAAAGATATTGATGCTTTCTTGCCATTACTTGGTGAGAAATATGTGTTGGCATTCCATGATGTGTATCCTCAAAGTTTCTCGGAAGCAGTACATAACCACTTGTTTGAAAAGATTGGCAAGAAAGTTGAGATTAAACTTCCATATCCATCTGGTGAAAATTTAGGAATTGTGATAAACGTATGATATTAATTGCACACCGTGGTAATACTTCTGGCCCAAAACCACATTTAGAAAATAGTCCAGATTACATTGATTTAGCTATCGAAGATGGGTTCTCAGTAGAAGTGGACTTATGGTGTGTCGATGATGCTTTGTACTTTGGCCATGATAATCCACAATACCTAGTGGATCCTGAGTATTTACTTGTACGTAAACAAACACTATGGATTCACTGTAAAAACAAAGAAGCATTCAGTTATTGTCTAAAGAACAAACTGCATTGCTTCTGGCACAACGTAGATGACTACACGATGACCAATTGGGGTTATGTTTGGGCATATCCAGGTAAAGAACCAGTGAACCAGTTGACAGTATTGGTGATGCCAGAGAATATCTGGCCAACAAAGAAAACTATATCTCTTAATGCTTTTGGTGCATGTTCTGATTGGGTTGGTGAAATTCGTGATTACATAAATAGAATATAATATTAACTGCTGCAGAGGCGGAAATGAAATTTAAGAAATTCTTACAAGAAGCAAAAGAAAAGCATGCCGTCTTGGCGTTTGGCCGAATGAACCCACCAACCACTGGCCATGCCAAGTTGGTCGATAAGGTCAAAGAAGTTGCTTCCGAACACAATGCATCACACCACGTGGTGTTGTCTGGTACTCAAGACAAGTACAAAAATCCACTATCTTCTGCACAGAAAGTCAAACACGCCAAACGTTTCTTTCCAAACACAAATGTCGTTGCAGCAACAAAAGATAATCCAACATTCCTATCTCAAGCTGAAAAACTGCACAAACAAGGTGTAACACACTTACACATGGTTGCTGGTTCAGATAGACTACCTGAGTATCAAAAACTATTGCATCGTTACAATGGTGACCACGAAGGTGCATTATTTCATTTCAAAAAGATAACACTACATTCTGCAGGCGAACGTGATCCTGATGCAGAAGGTACGGAAGGCATGTCTGCTTCTAAAATGAGATCACATGCACAAGATGGAAATTACAAAGAATTTACTAAAGGTATTCCACCACATGTCAAACCACATCACGCAAAAGAACTGTACCATGATGTACGTAATAGCATGGGACTAAAAGAATCAACAGATGATTTATTTGAGTATATGTTCAATGAGTCTGTTGATGATTCTTTCGAACAACTATTGAACGAAGGTGTACATGATGCATCTATCTTCAAGGCAGTATTCTTGGCGGGTGGTCCTGGTTCTGGTAAAGATTATGTACTTGATAACACACTCGCCGGCCATGGTTTAACTGAAATCAATTCAGACAGAGCATTAGAGTTTATGATGGACAAAGAAGGCCTTGATAAGAAGATGCCTAGTTCTGAAGAAGAAAAACGTAACTTTGTTCGTGGTCGTGCAAAAACAATTACAGACCTCCGTCAACGATTGGCACTACTAGGTCGTAATGGTTTAATCATCAATGGCACTGGTGATGATATTGAAAAGACTAAAAAGATTAAAGCAAAACTAGAAGAACTTGGTTATGATACCAAAATGCTTCTGGTCAAT